AATTGCCCGTATGTCGGCAACCAATACGACAATTAAACAAGTCTTATTGACTGGCACGCCAGAACCCGGGAAGCAGGGTAATTGGTGGGAGCAATTCTGCGAAAATGAAAATGTTGTAATCCATCGTGCATCAACGCATGAAAGCGTTGAATACGGCACAATCGACGCTGATTATATACATAGATTATCATCAATTTATAGTGAAAAATTATTGGCAGCGTATATTGACGGGTTGTTTGTGTCGATAGATGAGCGATTGTCTTTTTATGAATTTAGAAAAGAAACGCATATTGATAATTGGGTATATCATCCTAATATTCCAATAATGCTATCGTGGGATTTTAACGTTAATCCACTATGTGTCAATATAGCACAATATGAACATGACGTTATTCACTTATTCGATGAAATCCATTTATCCCACTCCGATACAAGGCAAGCAGTTGATCAGATTATAGAACGCTATCCAGATGCAAAGCAATATTACGTTTTTGGTGATAGTAGTGCTCGAAATCACGATACACGCAACAGCAAAACGACTGACATGGATATTATTGTTATAAAGTTAAAAGCTACCGGAAAATATGTATCGAACCGTATAAATACATCTAATCCCTCAATACGTAATAGCACTAATTTGGTCAATGGTTTGTTAGCCCCGGCAAGTTTTAAACCGATGTTGTATGTAACAACAAAATGCAAAAATATAATCAAAGATTTTTTAAATGTTACTGGAAACAAAAAACAAGATGAGAAAAACGGATATGGTCATCATTCTGATGGTGTGCGGTATTTGTGCGAAAAGGTTTACGGTTACAGGATGGTAAGGAGGGCGGCAGCATGACAACCGATTTGAAAGCAATTTCGTATAACAAAGATAAAATAAAAATTCCGAATCATGAATGGTCAAAATACAATGAAATTTGGGATGAAATGTTGTTGTATTATAATGGGGGAATCGATTTACGAATGGATATAGTACTTACAAAATATTTTCGTGAAGACGAGCGGGAGTTTGAATATCGTTGCAAAACAACTCCTTACATGAATTTTCCAAATCAGATAATTGAATTTATTCCAAAAATGGTGTTCCAACAAGATGTATCATATGACATACCGGATCAGGTAGCAGGAATACTAAATGATGTTGATCGTAAGAGTACATCATTAGTGAAATATACAAAAGAAAGCATTATCTTATCTCGCATTACAACCAAAATATATATATTGGTTGACATTGATGATGTTGGCATACCATATTGTGTTAGATATATGCCGAGCAATGTAATCAATTACAAAAAAATCAATAATCAAGATGATTTTGAGTGGATAATGTTTAAGGAAATAAATGATTATCAAGAAAATATTACTGATGATATACAAACCAGGACAACATATCGATATTGGTCAAAAACCGAAATTGCTGTTTGGGAAAGCATAGGGACATCGGAATTTACTTGCATTTACAATGTAGCAAATATAATGGGTGAAGTTCCAGTTATCGAAATTGTAAGTGATAATTTATATTATGATTTAGTCAAAATCAACAAGAGCTTAATGACAACATATTCTAATATGGGCTTGAATATATTGTTACAAAATGGGCTTTTAATTCTGCCAGAGTATTTGTTAGAAGCACGTGGGCATTACACAGATAATAACATGTCAGACGACGAAGTTGAAAGAAAACTAATTGTGCAACTAAAGACAAATTCTGCTTTGCCAGAAACATCTGAAAGCAATGGGATTACACGGATAATTGCACCAGCCAATACGATCCCCCAGCATATACAAGCGATGGAGGCGATATTGCAGTATATGTACAAAGTGGGGGGGATAGCAAATTTAGATGATCGCAACGAGTCCGGAATAACGAAAAGCTATAGATTCAAAGAAACAAAAGCAACATTAGAACATTGTGCAGATAAATCGGAAACTTTAATGCGAAACATTGTATACTATCTTATGCGAATGTCAAATACAAAGCATGTAACAAAAATAGAAGATATTATTATTAGAATTGAACGTAATTTTGATATTGGAACAATGATGGAAGACATATTACAATTACAAGCCATAGGTAAGACAATATTGGCATCGTCCAGCACTTTTTTGGGGGAATTTGTAAAAGAAAAATTATCGTCATTAATACGTAATATTGACAATGATAATACGCTAAAAATACAAGATGAGATCAAAGCAATTGTATATGATACCGCAATCATTAATCAATTGCGTTCGGCACCCGTCATTTAACCAATGTCTAAACAACGAAAGCGAGGAAAAAATGGATCAGACAATTGAAGAAAAATACGATTCACTTGTAAAATTGCATGACACGGTATACGCAGAGAAAGTCAGACTAACACAAGAGGTTGCCTCTTTGGTATCGAGTACAAAAGCAGCAAAAGCAACAATTGCAAAGTTAGAAACGCTGCAAGTATTTAAAGACCTTGATCCTGACCGTGTTTCGGAATACCAACAAGTTGATCAAATAATGAAATCAAAAGGCGTTGAATTGGAAAATGTTGAATCGAAATACAAACAGTTAATTTCCAACAATGATAAACAGCATGAAGGGAAAATCACCGAGTTAGTGAAAAAGTATGATTCGGCACGTGTCAATTTAACTTTGTTGGAACATTTGACAGACTTGCGTACAGGTGCACCAAAACAACATGTATTAGATTTATTGTCAAAGCATTTTAGTATTGATACTGATATAGATGCAGTTGTGTATAACAAAAATCAACCAGGACAACAAATCAATATCATAGAGGCAATACAAGAAATCAAAAAAGACCCTGATATCGCTTTCTATTTCCAACCTATAACAGCTCCAGGTAGTGGATCACATGGGTCAATGGCAAACAATCCTGGCAATATTTTTTCTGTAAATGGAACATCAAAAGAGATTTGGGATAGTGTAAAACAAACTAAATAAAACGGAGTGTAATAATGGCAAATGATTTTCGAGCGCAAACAAGTTATTTACGGGGGATTTTAGCCGCTGGTTTTAAACAAGAAATGGATTTGTTACAAACGTGTCGATACAACATATCGTCTGACATGGCTGGCGCAAAGACTATGACAATACGTGGTGTAACTGGCGCAACATTAGCTGCATATACCGGTGCGGATTTGACTGCTGCACGTGCGACAATCAATACAGATACTTTGACTCTAGATGTGTTGTTAGCAGCGACAATCCGTATACAACGAGCTGATTATGAGGGAGATGCTCAACTCAAAGAATTATTGTCACGTCTGGCGACAAAGTGGGTGATTGAAACGAAACAGGCAATCAATACAGAAATTTGCAATCAATATGCTGTTGCAACGTCATTGTATTCTGATAGTGATCCTATTACCTTGACGCCTGCGAATGTATGGGTTAGGTTAAATGAATTTGTTGTTGCTTTTGATAAGGCAAATGTTCCGATTGAAAATCGAGTTATTGTAATTCCGCCTATTGTATCAGGATTAATCAAAAATGTGCAAAATCTAAAAAACATTGCTGGATCAATTGACGCAACAATTATATCATGCAATCAAATAAGCTCTACCGGGAGTGGAGATACGGCGATCTACCGGTTGTTAGGTTACAGTAAGGAGTGGTTGTTAGCTGGTCTTGGCATTGATGATGTTGGATTTGGTGACATTGGTGAACTAAATTTTGGCCAATATGCAAAAGCACTAATTGTTTATGGTGTCGATCCAGCAACAAATGTTATAGGGACGCTTGGGTGGTCAATGTCTTCGATGGTTGACAATTCAATTTTAAATTAATAACAATGGGGACAATGTTACATGGGGGGGTGCGTGCTTGGCGGCTTAACGCATCCCTTGTTCCCCATACTACAAAAAAGGGAAAAACATGAAAAACAACAAAAAAGAAATTGATCCACATTACAAACCAGCAAATACAACAAAACCAGAAGTGTACAAATTACAAAGAATTTCTGATGGTGTAATATTTGTTTTGGATTTAAAGCAGACAGAGCAAATGTTAAATGCGCATCCACACAAGTTCCAAAGGATTAAATAATGGCAATTTCAGTTGGTGTTAATAGTTACATAACATTAATCGAAGCTAATACATACTTAGTTGATAATTTGCAATATGCAACTTGCTGGTCTGTATTAGATGATGCAACAAGGACATTATATCTAATTGAATCATGCAAACAAATTGAATCAGTACAATTTGATGGCAGAAAAACATCAAATACACAAGATTTACAATTTCCACGTGATTTTACGTTTAAAACAAACTATACCCCAATCAATGTTAAGCAAGCGCAAGCTATCCAGGCGTTGTATTTAGCAGAAAATTGGTCAATGATCCATGAAAGGGAAAAAATGGATTCAATGAATATTTCTGATTATGGTGTAGGCGAAATTGTGGAAAAAAGACAAAAATTAAAAAGTCTTTTATGTAGTGAAGCTATCGCCAGGTTAAAGCTATATAGTGTATTCTTAACGCCGATATTACTGGTAGACAGGATGTAATGGATCGACTAACAGAATTATTCACAAATTCAAGTAAATTTATTAAAATACAATTTGAACGTGTAAAGTTATACCAAACTGGTAGTATGGAATCATTTGTGTTAAAAATAAATGTCTTTAAGGATAGTCAAGAAAATGGAATTGTAAATTATGTTGATGTTGATATTAAAAAAAAATATCTTGAGGAGGCAAAAGCAGAATCGGCAAAATTGGGATTAGACAATAATGTAAAAGTATCATTTGAAACAAAAGAATATCTGGATCAATTGAAAATACAATATCTAAAATTAAACAAAGAATTGTTTGCTGGTGCAGAAAATACTGTCAGAGCACTTGGCAACATATTCCCGGATGCAAGTCGTATCATATCCGGTGCAACACAAGACGAAATCAACAATATAATTTTACAAGCGGTTATCAACGAAGATACAGGCGATGAACTTGCAATAAAATTATTTAAATACATACAAGAAGACCAATTAGAATCTTTTAAATTAGTCGATTTAAATGGGATTACAAAATTGCAATCTATTAACCCAATAACGGGTAAAATTACGAATTTTGATCCTGGCACGATTGCGGACACATGGGCAAGGACTGGCATGAGAGATATTACTGAGCATGCCAGGCATGATTATTACAAAGCAAACAACCTTGACCTTGTCATTGTTTCTACTCATGGAGATTGTTGTCCGATTTGCGAAAGATGGCAGGGAGAAATTTTATCATTATCTGGTAATTCCAAAAAATACAAATCATATAAAACTGCTGTTATTGATGGGTTGTTTCATTTTAATTGTGAACACAACACATATTCATATTATGGGAACGAGGATAAGGCGAATGGTTAGCAAGGATATGAAAAAAATTAATGATTTAAATTACAATGCAATATTGGATAAATCAAGTGGTATAGTATCAATAGTTTATTTTAGTGCAATCTGGTGTGCACCATGCAAGAAACTATTTCCTATTTTTAAAGAAATTGCTGCAACATATTGTCATCTAAAAATACAGTTTTTTACTTGTGACGTGGAAGAATCTCCAAATTTGTCCTGCTTGTATAGTGTACTCAGTATCCCGACTATAATCCTGTTTAAAGACAAACGAATTGAAACAATTATTGGATTAAAATCCAAAGAACGCTTACTGTCTATCATAATCCCGTTTGTCACAGAGGGAAGGTGAATTGGATGACTAACAATTTTTTCGGTATGAATAAAAAAATGTATATTGTTACTGGGGAGATGGATATGGATACAGGATATACAACAGGAACATTAACAAAATCACCCTTTTATGGGAGGGCTGTAAAAAGTATTAAACGCATTATTAATAAAAACAAACAGGAAATACAAACATCTTACAATATTTATACGGTAGAGCCAAACATTACAGTCAACACATCAATTAGTTTTACTCTTACTGGTGACATTTACAAAGTTGTTTTTGTTGACGAAAAGACAACACTGGATGACAATGTAATGCTTTATATTGTAACAGTTTAATTAGTAACAAAGGGAAATCAAATGGTCAACACTACTGTGATAAAGATCGATAATGCAAAATTAAATAAAGTAATGGAATCATACACAGATGACAAATATATAAATGCTGGTTTGCGTTTATTTGTTTTATGGGTACAAGGTGAAGTGCAAGAAAAGGCACCACACAAAACAGGGGCTTTGCAATCATCAACTATTATAGACGATCCGGAACAACAAAATGCAAAATCTATAAAGAACAAACGTGGTGACAATATTCAACCTATTATTACAGTGTCAAAGCATTTCCAGGTAAGGCAAGCTATTGAATACGCAAAATGGGTATTTGAAAAAAATAGTGAGTCAGGCAATCCGAAAATTTTGTTACAAGCAGGCATGAATGCAAAAAAATTCAAAGAGTCTTTTAAACGTGGATATATAGATGCAGTGAGAAAAGACGGGGGCAAAATTGAGTAATACAATAAACTTATTTGCTGTTGCAAAATGTTTTAAAGAATATCTAGTGGGGAAAGATGATTTGTCCTCTGAACAAATTTGGTTATTTCAATATCCAGACGTAACAACATTAGGGACGTGTATCCATATCACAACACAACCACAAGATGAAAATTACATAAAAAATTCTCTTGTTGTCGATATTGCGGTAAAAGACAAAAAAGAGAATATTAAATCGTTATTAACAAAGTTTGAACTGGTTGAATCGTATCTTGTTGGCAATATGTATGATATTAGTGATGGTGGAATAAATGAATACCGAGTATTGCGAATGAATCCGATCAGCCAACGCATTTTTGAACAAAGCGAGGATAAAATCAACACATATCACTATCGTTTATATGCTGCAATTGTTGTTAATATTATAACTTAACAAAAGGAATAAAAAAATGGCTGATTTACAAGACTTGGTAACAAATTTTAAGGAGGGGCCGGCAACGTTGTATATTACTCCGTATGATTCAGCTGGGGATTTGGTGGCAGATGATATTATTGTCGGTTTTGCCTTGTCAGGAGTCGAGACAACGATGACACAAACCTTTCGTAGCCGCACTGCTGACAGTGTAATTATAGCAATTAAAAAAGTGTTTGAAGGCATGAGCATTACGGGGTCAGCAATATGCCAGGACATGTCACCAAATTTTATCAACCAATTTATTGGTGGTGATTTGATTACAGATGGATCAGATGCAACGAAAACCAGGATGCATGTCGAGACTGATTCACCTTTCAAAATGTTGTATGGTGCAAATATCAAAATCGTAGATATTGCTAACACGGATGAATATTTGGAAATCGTAAAAGCAGAAGTATTTATTTCGTCTTTGGATATTTCAAAATCAACTAAAAAAGATATGACATTCAAAATCGATTTTGAAGGAGTATATCCAAATACCGGAACTACCATAATGAAATACGGTTCAGTTTCTGCTGTTTAACACAATAACACAAAGGGGTCATAATGAAACGATTACTACTGATTTTTAGCTTGTTTTCAATGTTTGTCATAGTATCCAATGCTGCTGTTGATACAACGTATCTAAAAGTTGGAACCAATGTTGTCATTCGTGGGAATTGGTTTGAATCATCAATAGCGTTATTGGGTACTGGGACTAAATTTTTAGCATTACAAATGGATGATAGTTTGCTGGTAAAATACACGCTAAATTGCGGTTTCCGGTATAGCAACGTTGGAGATACAAACAAGATTTTTTGGGTGCAACCTTATAATCCATACCCGATCGTAACGACTGGTCAGATATTAGATACGGCACGCATTAAATCAACGTATGTCAACTTGGAAATTGATAGTGCGACGTGGAATGCCCTTGATACAAAATTTGTTTTTACGAATAAGGCAGAAAGTGGCAAATTGTTTATTTATGAAGTGCCTCCTAAAGCTATCAGATTTGTTATTTGCCCGTTGGTTTTGACTACTGTCTCTAACAGTACCATTAAAATGAATGTCTATCGTTACAAATGGTAAAAAAATAAACTTGTAACTAGGGGGGGGCGATCCTCTCCTAGTTACCATTCGTGGGGGAAAAATGAAAGCACGGAATAAAAACAGATTAACAGAATTGCGGAATCAAACAATCACAATATGTGTAGATGGCATTGATTTTGAATGCAAAAAGAAAAATCTTTTATATTTGATGTCAACTGGAAAAACACCAATGCCGATATTAAATTCGGTTTTAGATATTGCAGGCGAAGATAATAAAAAGAATGTGCAAAGTTTACAAAGTTTGTATTCAATCTTGGAGGATGTTGTAATTGATCCAGAAATAGATGAACTCCGTGAGATTTTCTCTTATTGGTCACCCGTAACAATGATGAAGTTGTTCAATGGTTATTGTTACGCAATCAATACGAATGTTAAAATTTATAAGGTTGATGAATTGCTAAAAGATGTTGATGATCAGACGGCAAACGCAAAAAACTGTTAATGGGTGATAGCTTTTTTATTGTGTATAGCTTGATCCCGAAAGACTTTAACGGATACCCAATGGTCTCACCAGGCAAAACAGTTGGAATTGAAAATATACTATTGTCATTTGATTTTGATATAGCCTTTAACTACAAATTAAGATTATTAAAAGAAAAAGATGCTAACAATCTAACACGAAAAAAACAAAATAAGAGCGCAGGCAGTATGAAGGATTATTTGAAATCTGGTGGTACAACTGGCAATCCAAACATTTGTATTGATCCCAAAATTAAGCGGGGTAAACGTGGGAAATGAAAATGTAATTGGTCAAGTAGCATTAGGTATTGGCATTGATACAACTGAATTGAAAAAAACTGTTGGTGGGTTACCTGATTTATTTTCTGGATTAGGTGCTAAAATTTCAATTGCTGCTGGTTTTGCAGTGTTGACGGCTGCAATAATAAAATCTGTAGAATCATTTTCGATTATGGAAGACAAGATGGCGTATATCAAAACGCTTGGAGTTGATGATATAGGTCTGGGCAAACTCAAAGATGAATTGATAGCAATATCGTTGGAAGTACCAATTGCTGCTTCAGAGTTGGCAGCAGCGGCTTATCAGGGGATGTCTGCAGGGCTAAGCTTGGAAACAATTGCTGAAGCTGCAAAGGTTGCAGCGATGGCGGCAAGAGCAGGGATGTCAAATACAACCGTTGCAATGGATGCAATGACAACCGTGATCAATGTATGGGGGGAATCTGTTGGCTCGGCAACGGATGTTATGGATGTTTTCCTGGAGGCGCAAAATTTAGGCAAAACAACATTAGGGGAGATGGCAGCTTCAATCGGCACTGTTGCAGCAACGGCAGCTTCAATGGGAGTTTCGTTTAAAGATTTAGCCGGAGCAACAGCATATTTGACGCTGAATGGTATAAATACATCATCTGCAATGAATGGTTTAAAAGCAGCATTTGCGAATATATCAAAACCATCTGCTGACGCTGTTATAATGGCCGATAAACTTGGCGTTAATTTTTCAATTGCTGGAATACAAAGTTTAGGGTTGTCCGGATTTATACAAGATTTAGGATTGAAATTGCAAGCGTATCAAGCGGCTGGGGGTAATGCAACGCAGGCAACAGCGGATTTATTTGGATCAACAGAAGCACTAAATATAATGTTCAAGCTAACATCAGACGACGGGCTACAAAAATATATTGACATGAATACAAAAGTTGCAGAATCCGCCGGGAATTTGAAGGAAATGGGGGATGCTGTCAATGAAACATTTTCCTCTCAAATGACTTTGGTTTCCAATAATTTTTTTGCTGGTTTAGAAAAAATCGGGGGTATAATTGCAACAGCTATTACTCCGCACATGGGGGAGTTATGCTCAGCTATTAGTTTATTATTTGAAGCAGTTACGCCATTAGTGCCAGTGCTGACAGACCTATTTGTATTAATAGCAACATTTGCATTAAATGACATAGCCAGGATAATAAATGATTTTAACAATTTTGCAGCAGCAACAAAGGATTGGTGGAATTTTTTTAGTATTGGTACTGGTTTTAAATCACCATTTTATGATATGGCAATTGAAAATGCTAAACTATTAAAACAACAACAAGATGCAAATGCCGAATTGCTGAAGGAACAACAGGATACACTTGAAAAAAAGATAGCACTCCAAACTGACTGGTATGCACAAAATATCATCTATCAACAAGCCTATTTGGATAAAGAATATTTAGCAACACAAGCTGCAAATATAACTAATGTTTACGAAGACTCTCATGCTTATGCGGCAGCAATAGATCGGCAACTAATATATCAAGGACATAGACTTAATTATGATCAGTTGAGTGCAGAGGCACTATCACTCCAAGACAAAAACAACAAACTTGCAGAAGCTCAACTTGCTAAAGACAGTCAGGCTGCATATCTTAAACAAGCGCAAGTATTTATTGATGAGCAAAAAAAATTATTTGGTGATTTGTATGATTGGTTAAATACAAAAAATATAAATTGGTCAATGATGGATAGCGGAGATTATCAGGATTTATTGACCAGTATTGAAAAACAAAAAGCAATTTTAGAAAAAAGTTTAATTTTAAATCCGTCTATAGCAACAGAAAAGGCAATACAAGAATTAGAAGATTTTGTGTTACGAGTTAAATCCGAATTTGTTTTAAACGATAGTGAATTAGTGTTGACTCCACGTATTGTTCCCTTAGACTTTGATACACTTTCTGAAGCTGTATTAATACCATTTCAAGACATAAGTCAACAAATGACTTTTACCCTGAGTGAACAATTTAATCTTGTAATAATGTCTATCGGTGACAAATTTGGTAATGTTGCTAGTGATGGAAGAAACACAATTGAAGATGAGTTTAAAAGTCTATTTTCTGGAAATGGATTTAGTTTCAAAAACGTCTTAAATACACTAAAATCAAGTTTATTTGACCAGCTTGCAGGTATGGCGACAAATGCGTTAGTAGGCAAAGATGGTCAAGGTGGTTTGATGGGATCGATCACTGGAGCACTAGGCATTTCGGGTCCAGCAGGGATGGCAATAATTGGAGGGATAACTGCGTTGTGGTCAATTTTTGGTAGTCAACCAAAGGAAAAAAATCTTTTCAATGTGATTGGTGAAGAAATACAACAATCTTTTTCAAAAGCAATGGTTGATTTCTGGGAAGAATTTCGGGATCAAGCTGTTAAAACATTGTCAGAAATTGGAAGTGATAAAACAAATTTGGTCAAGGATTCATTTCAAGGGCTTTTTGATTCCCTTAAACAGGGTTTTGATGGCAGTTTTAACATGGCAGATTTCCAAAAAGCAATTTCAAATGGCGTCAACGGAGTTTCCGAATGGGCAGCGGTTCAGGTATGGTTTCAAGGTGGTATTGCATGGAACGATTTAGATGATAATATTAAAAAACTCATTAATGCTTATTTTGATAATTATAACATTGGTATAAAAGATCAAATAACAAATTTTGTTTCCCAATGGCAATCACAATTACAAGAGATGCAAAAGCAAGGATTGATCACGCAAGGACAATATGATACAGCAATGAGGTTAATCCAAAATTATGCAAAAGATGTATCGACTGAAATATTACCATTATTTGCAGAAATGCAAAGGAAAATACAACTTGACCCTCAAAATGCCGAAAAATATTGGCGTGAATTTCAAATTGCCTCTGGATGGGCTTTCCAGCAACTTGGTGAACAGTTTGGATCATACCAAGATATTATCGACGCATTGTCAACACAGGCTGCAACAGCATTGTCAACAGCATTGACAAGGGATCAGGCTGTTGCTGCGGGTGCTGATATGGCGGCAGGGATGCAACAAGGCATTGACATGAGTCCGGATTTGACTTTTGTCCTGCGACCGACAAGGGATCAGTCTGTTGCTGCGGGTGCTGATATGGCGGCAGGGATACAACAAGGCATTGACATGAGTCCGGATTTGACTTTTGTCCTGCGACCGACAAGTGAGTCGGAATTCAGTTTGTCATCTGATGTCGGGGTAATACCAAATCAATTTGAAATTGATCAACAAGATATTAGCAACATCCAATCAGCAATATCGGCAATACAAACCGAATATGATGGTTATTACGATCATATAGCAA